TTTGATTCGGAACGTATGGGCACGTTCTTGACCCTCATAACGATCGATCTGGTATCGATCGTCACGGTCATGATTCTCAAGGAACCATTTCAACAACCCACCCTCACCTTGTACCTCATAGGTACGAGACTGGGGCTTGGATACAGGATATGTTTCCTCCCAAAGGTGGAGGTCCGCATTCCAGCGGCCTCTCCAAGGGGTTCGGAGAACAGTATCAAGAGCCAAACCACCAAAGGGTGCAGCTATTTGTCCACTCACATGGCGTGAGGGGATAGATAGGATGCTCGAAAGCATCTCATCAGCTGCCTTTACAGTCCTCCAAAGACCGGCACGATAACACCGGTTTCGGAAGTCAGTAAAGCGATTGATTAGGGCTGCATCGCGACGTGAGGTTGGAACCTCAGCACGGAGTCGAACTACAGAGACATCACTGCCACTGTAGTACTCCTTACCGCAAGACTCTCTGAAACGTCCGTTCCAGAAAGACTTGTGCTTATTCACCTTGAAACCAAAAGCTTCAAGATAGTGAATAACGTCGCCCACCTTGTCGACGGGGATGATAATATCATCTCCGTAGACGCTGACACGCTCGGCGAGAAGCCGAGCGGATGGTTTAGCTGTCAACCCATATGTCCCCATAGAAGCAAGCACCGTAAAGATGATCGCCTCAATAGGAAACGTAAGGGCTGAACCCATGGATGCAAATTTGTTGAGAGGATAGACATCCCCTCTTACGTTTGCATTCCTCGATCTTGTCGCCATGACAAAATCGCGCAGATGCGGCCAACGAGAAAGTAGCATGGAAACTACTTCGACGTGGACGCGATCAGAAGCCTCACTCAAATCGAGTGTGGCAAGAGAACCATCGATTGAGCCCTTAAGGGCCAGTCGTTGATTCCTTTCCTGATCTGTAAAACCTATAACATCGTGTAGAGGTGATTTTTCGACGAATCGATAAATCTCTCTCTTCAGTCCCTGCTGTGCATATTGCACTGTTGAGGGCTCAATAGCGATGATTCTAGGAGTTTTCTGCGTTTTAGGCACAGAAATGACCCTAACGGGCATTTCCTGTTCCATGGGTACAAGGTCACGGCTAAACGACTTTGGATTATTGATAGAGTATCTCCACGGAGGAAAAACCTCTGCGAGACGCTCAGTCCAATAGTCGAAATCCCAACGCTGCGAATGATCAAGTCGATCAGCAACAGCACCGGGACCGTGACGAGGGATAAGCTCGTAAGACGAGACCAAAGTCTCCATCCTATCGAACAGATCCCCGAACAAGGTGAGAGTAGAAGCCATGAAAGCTTCCACGTATTCCTCTTTCGGATACGAATGAGAGAAGAATTCACCGAGTTCCTTGTCAGTAGCGATGAAAGATTCAAACGCAGCGGACTCCCTAAAGGGAGTACAATCACGTTCGATCTTCTGTGACAGGTTTCCAAACTGTCGAACAGCCCAGATCGCGTTAACGTCTGGGTCATCTAAGATACCACCATCGTCAGAGAACACACGTGTAAGGAAACCTCGCATAAAAGCGGGGAGACCTCGATGATGACTAAAAGAAGTCACATCGTGACGCGGCCAAACTCCAGTATGAAGACCTTTCTCAAGGGCCCTCACGAAGGTTGGCAGGGTGAGCGTCAAGAACGACTCACCCTCGTGTTCCACTCTAGACAGCACAGTTTCGCTGTCGCGAGTCACATTGGTGTCGCAAAGTAGTCCCACATCATGTAGGACTGCCAGATGGAGAGTTACCAGGCTTTTCAAGACCCCTCCTTTACGGGGGTGGTACTTCCAGCCAGTTAACTCACTGATCTGCGAGAAGAAGCTGCCATTGCGAAAGCTGCAAGACTGACCGAAGTCAGGATGCAGATTGCAACAATAGCAAGAGCTTCAATCGCACTCACTTCTCTCCGCCGAGGATCTTCTTCAGCAGAGCGTTGGTGGACGCAGACAGAGCAGTGTTGAGAGCCGTATAAAGGGCCTCAACATTTGCAACAGTCACCCCTACGGGGAGCGTCCCCGACATTGTGAACGAATACGGAACGAGGCTCTTAAGCCCCGTCACCGGATCAGTCACAACGACGGTCTGAACCAACGACGCCGACGAACGCTGAGTCCGGTTCTTGTCGACCTTCTGGGTCACAAAAAGCTGAACAGCGTTGTCACGGTTGGCGTAAACGTGAGTTTCGGCCCTTTCCTCAATACGAGGAAGGGACGAGGCCGTACCGGAAATGGTAACGGCCTGAGGATCAGTAAGCACTGGTTCTCCTTTAATTTCTGATTGGGTGGTGTTATTCTGTGAAATTGGCTAATGGGACTTTGTGAGTCCTAAAGCCCCCAGAATCGACATCTGCTCCAGATTAAGGGAGGAAGATGAAGATCCCGAGTAACCGAAAGGGTTTCCACGTATTCTACGGCGGCGACGCCGTTCTACGGATGAGATAAGGAGCTTCGGACCAGAGTAAACCCTGGTTCCCGAATTTCCAGTAATCACAAGCGAAGACTGCACTGAAGAAGAAACATCCTCCATTGCATAGAAATACGTAGAAAGAACACGGTTGGAGGTAGCAGCTTCCATGGAAGCTATTGACTTGCCCACTTGGGCAAACCAATCCACCAACCAAGACCATGGGGCAAGTTCCCAAAGGACAGAAGGCGTAATGTCAAAAGACATCAACGTCTCAAGTCGATCCAAGTAATTATTCGGATCGAACCCTGCCTTTGGGATGTACACAAATTCACCTTCAGCCCAGCGTTTCTGAGAAGTCTTCATTGTCAATGAAGCCTGACCAGTGGCGCCGGAATTGGATGATGCTAGAAAGTTATCAGGAGGAGTAACGCCGTTAGCAACGGCGATAGCACCTCTCTGAGCACTCGGAGCAACAAGTGTACTATCCAATCGATTGAAAGTTTCGATTGGTTTCATGTCCCGTCTACGATGATTAGCGCCAAATGGCCTGAAAAGGCCAAAAGAAGCAGACAGAAGTGAATCTGCCAACCCACGCAAATCATTGAGCAAGGGTTTCCACCCAAACTCAAGATTGAGATAATCATCCCCTACACCCCTAAGCGTCTTAGCCTGAGAAATAAATCTAGGCAACGCCCTGGGAAGCCCCTCATGGAGCTCCCCTAGGAATGTAGAGAGTGAAAACTCATTCACCGTAGGAGCCATATTACCATACTGTTGAGCAGCCCAGGTTTCAAGCAATGTACTCGGAAGAGTAGCAGTGCGAGAATTCTGGGCTCCAATACTGAAGGACGGATAATTCCCGGTATGGAACGTTGTGACACCAGACTCCCTCATGGAAAAATCCCAGAGGCCGTTGATGTTACATTGTTCGAAAAACCAGGTATGTCCGTTATCAACCTTCAGACCTGATGTATCGAAGCGCCCATCTTTCTCGAGCGCCTGTCGTTTGACGGATTGGTAATCCATCCACCAGGAGTATGGTTCAGCCACGTTGAGGGCAATTTCAAGAACTTCGCCACCCGTAGGGAGGCGAGTCCTGAAACCAGTCTCAAACGATGAACGGGTCAGACACTTTATCTGATCGTTCACACCAGAAGGGTTCACTCGAGTTTGAGTGATCTGAACTTCTGGACGGCTGACTGAATAATATGGCATCAGTCTTCCTTTCGGTTCGGAAAAGCACGATAGGTGTACACAGTTACCTATCGAATTCTCCACATCGATTCCAATGTGATGCGAGCCCCTACCCTTTTGGGGGGGGC